CCCTGAATCCTGCTCGCCATGCTTGAAAAGGACTTCCGTTTGTAAAACTTTCACTGTAGTTTTCAGAGAATTGAAAATAGTATTCATCAAAACAAAATTCAACTAATCCTTTAGTATCATTAGGATCACTGTTTTCATGAGTGCGCATATTGTTGACAAAATCAGGAGTCCACATTTTAAGTCCACCGTTGCCATACATTAGTCCATTCACATGAACATTGCCGCACCAACTGAATACGTGTTTAGATGTTAAACCCAATGCATCTAGATCTATCTCAACTTCTAAAAATTTAGGATCAACAATATTATCTCCGTCCACAGTTACAAAGTATTCGGTTTCGCACTGAGCGGCGCAGGCCTTGTGTGCCGCATCACTGCCTTTAACACCATGTACACGTTTGGCCCAAGGAATTTTAGTCAATAAATCTGCATAGTGTTTTTCAGCATTAGGTTCGTCATAGCTGAGAAAAATAACATCTTGCTCAATTACTTTTATCTTAGTCATTTGTTGCTTCGCTTATAGTTAGTTTATATTCTAAAGTTGAATCAGTAAACAAAGAAATATCATTTATAGATTTTTCATAATTAGATTCAAAAGGTATAACAAGTTTATCTAGTATGAGATCTTTGAAAATTAAATTAAAACTTCTAATTAGATAATTTTTTTCATTTTCAAGAGTTAGATATAACTGAACAGAATCTCCGATAAGTTTTTTATCGTAAAATTTTTGTCTTGTTGTTTCGGTCAATAAAAATGTCCAATGTTCACCCCAAAAAATTTCTATGTCTGGTGTTTTAGAGTCATTTATTAATTTTAATTTTTTAACTTTTATTGATATTTTATCAGCAGTGATATAAATCAATTCACCATTTTCAACTTTAATATCTGCAAGTTTATTTTTACCTGTGACTATATTTTCGTAGTCTGTATAAGTAATTTCGATAGAATTAATTGTATTAGATTTTTCATTAGAAACAGAAATTACATTACCTAATTCGTCATAATGCGCATGAAAAGAAGGATTCCAAACTTGTGGAGGATCGGCAAATTTTATTTTTTTCTTTTTAGGCATTTGGTAATGACTCCAACTTTTTTAACAGGTCAGGTGTTACAAAATTCTTTTCAACATAATGAAATACTTTAGGTTGCTTAATGTTGTTTATTAATAATTCACCTTTAGAATTAAAAGTTGCCGATGCAACATCTTGCCAGCTATCAGGAATGAGGTTCCATCCTTGTATAGGCGCTTTCATATGAACAAATTCCATAGGATTATTAATATCTAGGACTTGTTCTTGGGCCCCCATCATTTCAATTGTAATAGCTACTGCTAAATCCATACTTGGCCAATCTTGATATTTTTCTGGTGCAAAAATAGTCCAACATTTTTGCCAGTTGGAACATACAAATTCTAGCATCTTATAAAAATTATCTGCAAATTTTGATTTCTTAAAATAATGTAGAGCGTAGTATGGATTAGTTAAGTTGTTTGTTAAAAAAGTTTCTCTATGAAATGTATCTTTTATAACAGGTTCTAATTTGTAATTCATAATTCTATTACAAAATTTAACATCAAAATTACTACAATACTTCCACCATTGATCTATATCGCCTAATATCAACATATCGGAATCTAAAACCATAGTTTCATCATATGGCGATGCACTATATAACTGATATCTATGTTCTGTTTTAAGAGCGCTATTTTGATCTTGATTAAAATAGGGAATAGGAATTACTTGATCAAATAATTTTTTATATTTTTTTGGAACAAAGTCATCGGTAACAATAGAAATATTTTTAACCGTTATTTGACTAGATTTTATACTCAAAGCAAGAGCATAGGCCTGTTGAACATAATCCACTGTATCTGTATTTTGAGCAAATACTAAAAATCCTTTAGACACCTAAACCTCCATCAATATATCTTCCTAAACTAGCTTTATTCATAATATGTACATCTAGACCACTAGTTTTAACTAAAGTATATTCGCCTAGGTATTTTTCTTTTTCTACTAAAAATTTCATCTTATCATCTTTAGATTCAATTAAAATATCTCGGTCCATTATATAAGTCATTTTACCTGGAAGTTCTACTGCAAATACGCCTTCGGTTTTTCCGTTCATAATATGTATAGCAATACTAAATGCTATATCATTTCTATATGTTGGTGAATCGATAGAATATAGCAATTTGTAATAATTCCAATTTGTTTTAATATAATCTAACAGATCAAAAAAACATCCTACAATATAATTTTTTTGAAATACAAATGCTGTGGCCCAGTAGAAAGGAATACTGTATTGATTTATTCTTGTAAACTCTGCATTAGACCTCCATCCTGCAAGATCAAAGCTATTTCGATAAATTTGAAAATCGTGTTCCATTTCTAGTGCAGGTGCAAGTACACTAGAATTTAATATATAATCGCTGTCAATGACTAGAGTAGTTTCGTATGGAGTTAACTTATATACATTAGTTCTGGATTCATTTTTCCATTCTAAAGTTCTATTTGAAATTGATCCATCGTAAAATTTTTTAACTTGTGCTGTTGTAGAAAAATCTAAATCAATAATTTGATCAAAAGGATGATCTGGATGACTTTTTTCTAACCATCCTCTGCTATCTGTAATAATACTTACAGGAATATTCAAATATTGTTTTATTCTTTTAGCTGAAAAAATTGCCAGTTTAACATAATCAACACCTGAATTATTTTGAGCAAAAATTATGGCGCCAGTTGTCATAGTTCAATAATATCAGTAATTCTTCGTTTGGTTCTAATATTATGATATTTGAGTGCATAATCATCACAGGCTTTGAAATAAAACTCAGTGATATCATTAAAAAATTTCTGCACATCTGAAATAACAACAGGCAATGAATTTGAATCAACAAATACCGTATCTGTTGTTCTTCCAATATTAATTGCTATTTGAACAAGACTAATTAGTTCAGGAGTTATTTTGAAAGTCGAACCGTTGGTGTAGTATAGTAGACTTTGATTAAATTCTTCTAGTATTATTCTGCGCTGATTTGATAGCGTAGCCATAAAATTGGCTGTAGCAAATGCTTTTTCAATTCTTTCGTCCATAGATAACTCCGTAGTCTATATAATATACTACTTTAATTATCTTGTCAATGAATTAAGAGTGGTTAATTACGGCCCAGTACTGGTAACACTTGGTAAGTAGTTTGTAACAGATACATTTGAACCCGAAGCATAGTATCCTTGTACATTGCTTACTAATGTACCTTCGACGTTTTCGTCTACACCCCAAGGAGGATTTGGTTGCCCTGATTGATCTTGGAATTGTATGCTATAAGTAATAATAGATCCAGTACCATCTACTTTAGCATATATATCGTATTGGTTTGGACTATATGTTGGACTAGTAGTTGCTCTAGTAAACAAAGTTTGGAAATTAGTATTTAATTGATAAAATCCAATACTACCTGCGGCTGTTCCTGAACCCGAAGTAACTGTACTATTTAGGTTCATAGTAATTGTTCCCATGTTGGTCAACAATGTAGCCCAGTCATTACTTTTTTGATAACTGCCGTCTTGAGGATAGTTTGTCAAACTTGCACTAAATTGAACATTGCCACCAGAATTAAAATACCATCTTGCGGCATTATAGTTAGGAAATTGTAAAGTTACTGTATGTGTAACTGTTCCGTTCCATGCTGTTGTTCGAGTACTACTGCTAAATGTAGTCAATGTTGCTTGTCCAGCAGGAGGAGTTGCATTAACACTAGATAAGATAGCTTGTGCATAGTTATAATAAGTTGCACGGTCGGCTTCACGTACTAGAGTATTAGTTGTTAATACTGGTAAATTTCCACTTTCATTTACACCAGTTTGATGCTGACGAGCGGCTAATAAATCGTTACGTAAATTGATCCAGTCGCTTGCTTGAATTTTTCCGCCGACTGAAACTGAATTACTAGTAACTGTTTGGCCGTATCCAACATTGCTTGAGCCAGCACCTAACACATTAGATATAGTTGTCTGTATTGCGTTATAGTCACTAGCTCGAATTGGGGTTCCTACACCAGCCATTTTTTATCCTTTTATAACTTTTATTTTAGAGTATAACACATTCAACAAGTGTTTCTGTTACAGTAGAACAATCTTCAAGTGCAATAGCAAAACAAATAGGTACATTATCATCTGCACTGAACATTACACTCATACTTACAGCTACTCCATTTCCATAAGAAGCCATTTGATCGCCTTTACTGCAACCTCCAACAACTCTAACTGGAATACGTCCTTTAAGTGCTACATATTGTCCGCCTTCTAAAGCAGAATTCATCATATATGCTGGATTAGTACTAATAGCGCCGATTGGTCTGCTGCCATAAGTTGCGGCAACAACTTCAGCTGAACCACCTACACATACTACTGTTCCTGGTGGATATTCTTCTTGTGTTAAATATTTTTCTGCCAAGTCAGCATAATAACTTGTTGTACTTGCACCATTAAAAATTGTTGCATTAACATTACCGTTACCGTCACGAACTACTACTGTATTTGGACTTGAATTTGCACTCGGTGTAATAACTGTACTGTTATATGCTAGACCAGATGCACTTGTAGCGTTTCCATTAAACGTTGTTGCCCAAACATTTGACCATTGATAATTTTGATTACCTAAATTGCTAGTTGCAGTTTGTCCTGGCAATACGTCTGCTCCAACTAGTTGCATTGGAGTAACAGTACTCGAACTTACTGTTGTTTGGAAAACAATAGTGTTGTTTGATTGATTTTGAATAGTAGGAGTACTACTATTATTGTTAAACACACGTAGACGAGCAACTGGATTACCAACTGTATATCCAACGTCCGCAAAATTTACAACAGTACTAAATGCCGCAGATCCAGCTTGAACAAAATTACTTGCGGCAAGGCCACCTAATTTATCTGAGTTAGTAGCTGTTCCCCAGAATCTATGAGCACTTGTTGTAACTCCTGGTGTACTATTGTTATTGGTATAACATAGTGTTACACCTTGTTGTATCTGTGTAAACCCTGTAATAGGATTTACTGTATTATCTAGAGTAAATGCGCTGTCTGGACTAATTATAAAAATAACTTGACCATTATCTACAGCTTCAATTACTGTATGACTTGTGCCAAATGTATCTTTAACACTGGTACTTAACATTTCTGTAGTTCCAGATCCTGCAACTGCTTGTGGACCAACTAGAGTAAATGTAGTACCATTCCATGCAAACAACTGGCTAGTTGTTGTATCAAACCAAAAATCGCCCACTGTTAACCCGCTCGGAGCAATAGCTCCAATTTCAGCACCACCAGTTGTACGGAATTGTGTACCGTCCCAGAATTTTAGCTTGCTTGTACCGCTGTCGAACCAGATCTGGCCAGTTTGTGGACTAGATGGCGGTGTTGAATTTGCAAAATTTTCAAGCAAATAAACGAAATTTTCGTTCTGAATCGCACCGTAGCCGGCGTAATTTTTACCTACTAGTTTGAGATTTGTAGTTGCATCAACTGTGCCATCGGCAATTGTTGCTAGTAATGTTCCATTATAATGATTGATAGTATATGCCATCTCATCCTATTCCTTTTGCTTGAGTATTTATCATTGTTTTGTTCCTTATTACCACGTGCTAAGAGCCGCTCTTTTCCAAGTATTTGTGGCAATACAGATATAAACATATGAATTATCCCATGTAATCTGACCTTTTACACCTGTACTTGAACTTGTAGCTGGTGTATAGGAAGTTGTTACATTTAATGCTGTTCCTGTTAGGGCCGCTCCCGAAGTGATTGCTCCTGTTGCTTGAATTGTAGTTCCAGCAGTAATTGAAGTTGTTGCTATTAATGAAGTTGTGCTACGAATTGAACCAACAACATCTAAAGAATACTGAGGATTATTTGTAAAAATGCCAACTGATTGGGCACTAGAGTTTACAAATATTGCCGGACTTGTTCCAGACTGACTTAAAGTAGCTATTTCAAAGTTTTGATTAGCTATGTTTGATTTAATCTGAAATAATGAAGTGCTAATATCAATTTCATTATTAGAAAATGGTCCTAATACCAGCGGAGTTCCTGCTTGTATTGTCAAAGATCCAGTAATTGTTTGTGTAGTTGCTACTGTTTGTATAAAATTATCTGCTGTATGAGATACTCCGGCAGCATCTAATAATTTAGTTGCAGTAAGTACTGGTACATTAAATTGTAATCCATTCAAGGTTGAAGCATTAAACCCTACACCTATGCTTCCCGAAAACCCTGTTATTGCTTCCTTAGGAGTAAATGCTGTTGAACTAAAAATTCCAAGTAACGATTTTCCTACATATAGATACACAATAGTATGACTTAAATTATTTGAATCTACAATATCATCGACAAAAAATCCATTTTGCCCTTGGGTAGAAGTGTATATTGGTCCACATAATATATTAGACACGCCATCATTAAAATATAATTGACTAGTTCCACTATCTATCCATATATCGCCTGTTGTTAAACTACTAGGAACTGTAGCACCTATAAGCGTACCGCCGGTTACTTTGAATTGCACACCATCGTATACTTTTAATCTGTTTTGTGTAGTATCAAACCATAATTGTCCTATGATAGGGTTGTTAGGTTGACTAGTATTA